TCCAAATAATATTTATATCGGTTGTCGCCCAAATTCTCAACGGCTACAACATCGCTATTATAAAATAGTTTCTCAATTATAGCATCTTGATTTGATTCTGAACGCTTCAAAAAGAAGCCAGTGATATCATCCTCTACCGTTTCGGCTATCTTATCCCATCTATATTTTTTTGCATGAGTTATTCCAATTTTTTCTAGTGCCTCCCTTGCTTCATCATCCTTCAATACTTTTTCAAGTATATCAAATGTTGTCATTGTTTCGCCACCTTTTATATAGGGGACTACTTCCTTCAATGAAAAATCATCAGTTGTTACAAACACCGTACCATTTGCCATTGCTTCAAGTGCTGAAATACAAAACACTTCTGGAAATTCTGTCGGATATAATACCGCTTTTGATTCTGCGATATGTTGGTATAACTCTTTTTTAGTGAATCTGTTAATCTCTATATTATAACCTAACTCAATTAGAGTATTAATCTTAGTCAAGCAATATTCTTCAATCTGTTTTACTTCTTGGTTATCCACAGTCTTATAGTTGCATATTAATAGTTTCAAATCCTTATCACCCAAACGCTCGAACATATCCAACGCTTTATACAGTCCTCGCTCTGGTCGGCTTGTAAACATTACTTGATGCTTCTTTTTCTTGATACATAAAAGGTTTTCGTCTACTCCATTAGGTATTATTTTGATATGGTCTTTCAAAAATGCTAACTTTTCAGTATATAAATTTTTGTGATACTCAGTTAAACAATATAAAAAATCAGTTTGCCATAAAGAGCTGTATAACGCCCCATGATCTGACAAAATATCATGATTCCAAAGTATATTTAACTTGCTGTTAATCTTTGTTTTGTTCAAGAAGTCGTAAAACCTAGAGACTATTAACACATCGCAACTACTACTATAAACAAAATTAGGAAAGTCACTTATGTTTTTGTATGTAACATTATCATATTCTCCCTCAGCGTCACAATTACAATAAACCCTAACCTGATGCCCTCTTTTAGCCATTTCTCTAGCCATGCATATTAACGCAGTCTCAGATCCCCCCATTGCTTTATGCTCCAACGTATGACCATTAAAAGCTAACCCGCTCGTTGCAAAGACTATATCATATTTATAACACATATAAATACCTCCATTTTATTTTTTTTCACCAAAAACTGTATCACCTTCATTACCTGCAATATTTATCAAATCATGCTTGAATGATTCCAAAGCCCCTATGCTCTCTAAATAAGTACTTTCACCTATTACCTCTCCAGTAAAAGTCTGATCTTTCATTAATGCAATTATAACTAGCCCTTCTACATTTTCATTACAATAGTTTTGTATTATAGAAGCAGATTCGTCTAAATTCATTAGAATATATTCCATCCGTTTTCTGTATATATTTTACTTATCTTTGTGTCGTTCTTGCCCTTAACGCAAAAAAGAACTAAGCAATGTGGGCATATCATAGGTTCTAATGGTTTGGCTAATTTATCGCCATAAGTATTAAGCTGTGTTAAATCGTTCATTAATAACCTGTCTCCTATCTCTAAGTCAACATTTATAATGAACAACGCCCTGTTGCATTCAGGGCATTTTATAGTTGTTCCTCTTTTAATCATAAAGGCTTTCTTTATAATATTGTATACTATAGCATATAGTATTAAGTTAGCTTTTGCAATAGAAGAAACACCTCTTCTAATCGTTCCTCGTCCAGTGGTCTGCTACCGTTTAAGTAATCATGCAAATATTCAGAGAATCCTTTTAACTCTTTCCAGTCCTTTATTTTTTCTTTTCCTTTTAGCTTTTCGATCTCTTTTGCTTGTTTTGCTATAAATGTTTCTTGGTTATCAATAACTGTTTCCATGTTATCTACTTCCACCTCTCTTCTTTCTGCGATCTGCAATTCCTCTTTTTTTTGATCTACTTTTATGTTTAACTCTTCAAATTCTTTTCTAATCTCAATACTTGTTTTATCTTTACTACCCATAATAATTCCTCCATATACAAGAAAGGGCAGGCGTTACGCCCACCCTCTCTAATTAACTAATCATACAACTAGTTTTATAGTCCGTTCAATGCTCCGTGAACTTCCTCTTGGTTAAATTCTACACCATAAGTACCCGAAACATATCCTTGTTCTGATCTTTGACCATTATCAAAGCTTCTATATCTAAAGCTATCATCACTAAAATTTCTAACTTTAATATAATCTTTTCTAAGTGCCAAAATCGTTCCTGCTGGTAGCCATCTGATATTCAATATTGGTAAATCTCCAAAATCTGATTCATACATAGTTACTCGTTTAACACCTGCAGTAGTTTCTGCGATTGATTGTTCAATCCTTGACGCTCTACTATTAGAAACTTTTCTAAACGCTGTAGTTCCTGCGTAAAGTGAATAATTACTAATTTCACCTGACAAATCAGTATAACCATCAACTTCCGCAAGCATGTTGTTCAAAATTGAATTTGAAAATGTTGCATGAGACACCACATTTGTAGCGATAGATGCATAAATACCAGCCATAACAGAAGGTGTATCATCTGCACCTATCGACGTCGCATCTGTTCTTCCCATCAATACCGCTTTTTCTAGCTGTTTAGCAACTTCTATTGTCTGCTTGGTTTTCTCTTCTTCTAGCATGTCACCTTGACCTGCTGACTTATACCCTGCGTTTTTTGTAAGAATAGACAAGTTGATATCTTCCCTAAATGTTTGCACGTAATTCTTTTTCAAGGTTTTACCCACTCTTCGTTGAGTTCTTTTTTCTGAACCCTCTTCAATAGATGAACCATAAAAACTAAATGTTGCACCTGCCGCACTTGAATTTGCACTAGTTCCTGCAAAAGCTCTTGTGACGTATATTGTTGCCGCACTAGCTCCAATTGACGATACTCTAATATACTCGTTTCCTGCTGCCTTATTTCTCAATATATCATCTACTCTCAAATACGCTGCGTTTGCTCCAAACTCTAAACCACCTGATGCGGCTGCTGTTGAGGATATTGCGGAACTTGTTGCATATGTATCTGGAAGCAATTTGTCTTCTTCCCATGAATACATTTTACTAATTATCGGTTGGTCTCCATCTCCTATGTCGTCTAAAAATCTAGTAGCCGAAGGACTCGCAAGCGTTATAATATCACTCACATCTTCCGCTATTTCGTCGTTGTATATATCGTATACTGCTACACCTGTAAATGCCATGTTATTCTCCTATTTTTTATTTCTCATTAGTCTTAATTTTGCAATTGCCTTTGAATTACCTTGACTTGCTTTCAGCTTTATAGAATCCAATACCTTATCAGCTACTATAGATTGATTTACGCTTGGCTTTGTTTGGTCGATAGTTACATCTGGCTTATCTTCTTTGAATAATTCTTTGTTGTCCTCATAAAACTTGTTTATTCTTTCCTCAATACCAACAATATTAAAATCTTCATCAAGCACAATATCAGATACATCCATGAGCTTTATGTAATCGGCTTTCTTAATGCCTTTACTTAACGCCAAAGATTCAAGCTTAGAATTAACAAGTTTGTTTTTTGTTTTCTCTACAAAATCATTGTATTCTTTATCTTTATCTTGATATAGCTTTTCAAACTCGCCCTTTTTCAACAAAGCATCTTCTGATGCCTTCTTGTTAGCTGCCTCTATAGTTTCAAGTTTTGTTCTATATGTTTTTGCCTCAGCATTCGCACTTCGTTTTGACTCGACGCTATTAGTAATAATAGCAAGCAAATCATTACTTCCTGCTAATTGCTTTTTTAATTCTTCTGAAATATCCATATTCTTTAATATATCACTAGCAACGCCAGTGATTGAGTCTTTGCCGTTAGTATTCTCTACTTCCGCTTGGTCTCCACCTTCTGCGTTAAGAACTTCTTGTTCTGTCATTTGTTATCCTCCTAGGATTATTATACTATTCAATAATATAGTACTATTTATTATAAAATCGAGGTACCTATCATTGTATGACGACACCTGTAACCACCTGGACTAATAAATCCATCTAAACCTGATCCGTTTTCTAACCCAAAGTTTTCTATCTGTTCCTTGGTGTATATTTTACCTACATGCCTAACACAAAACGGTCTAGTTTTCTTATCTAATGCACCAGTATATATAAATTCTTTTTCCCCTATTTCGTCATAAATTTGTTTATCAATAGAACGTGTTAATCCGTATAAACTTGTCCGCATTGTGCTGTCAGCAAAATTAGCGGCTACTCCTAGCTTTTTGCCTGCTCCCAAATAAGCCAGTGTTAAGTTGTCGATTGTTTCTGAATAACTTGCCTGCAAAGCTACTGCATTAACTAATTCTCGTTTAATATTAGCATCTAAAGTTAAGCCAGTTTGTAGCATTAAATCAAAGTCTGTTTGCTGGTAAACACTAACAAGCGTCAAATCTCTATAACTTGTTGAAAAGTCATATCCAAGTTCACCCATGAAAGCTATTTCACCTCTTGCGGTTGCTGGGTACTTTTTAATATAGTTTCTTGATATATCCCTATACCCTAAATTTTTAACGCCATTTGTGGATGCCGCTTTGTTATAATTACCCATCGTTCTTTTAATATTTCCGCTACCATCAAGTGCAAAATCTCGCTTTAATAGCATTATTTCATATTCTTTTTGATACATAACCAAATCAGCTACCAAGACATCAGAAATTCCATCAAGCTGATTATTATGTTTCTTGATCTGTTTTGTTATCTCCGTTAAACTCATTATCAATTCCTATTTCTGGATTATTTATTATCTCTTCGGCTCTCTCCTTGTTTATATCTTCAAGCATCTTAATGGCTTGCTTGTCGTCTGATATATCAGGATTCTCAGCCATTAACCACTGTTTTTTAGAAAGTAAACCATTTGTATACATTATTAATCTATGAGCATCTTGATCTGCAACTGTTATAGGAACCTCTACGTCAGCATAATCAATTGCTAAGTTGCAGCTATCACTTATTTTATCGTTTGGATTATGGTAATTCCATACAACCTTGGTTTTTTCAAACAACTCAGCCTCAAAGCTCCTATAAAAAGGCTTGTCACGTTTTAATATCTTTGCTTGGTCTTGTGCTCTTAATTCCAACGCAGATGCACTGCTTTTCTGTGCTGACAATGTGAAACGCTCAGGACTAAGACTATTTTTAATTGCTATCTTTTTAATCTTATCATCGATTATTTCTGAGACTTCTTTCATTTTAGAATCAGGAGATACAAATTTGAAGTCGCTGCCTCTGTCGTTATCTGTATCCGCTGGAAGGTCTATTGTAAGGCTTGGGTCAAGTATCAAAGCATCAGCGGTATTACCTGCATCTTTGCGAACAGGAACTCCAAAACTCTGCATTTTTGATAAGTAGTTTAATTCAGTAAGTTTTACATTGATAATTTCATTGGTATATATTAATTTGTCGCCACCTTCTAAAAAGTAACCGCTTACAGGAATGCCATCTCTTATAGTCACAGGAGTGATTATTTTATAAGGATTGATATTTTCTTGATTGTTAAGTTGCTCCTGTATTTTGGTTTCTACCTGCTTACCATTCGTTGCAAAACTAAATACTACATAATTTTCCTTATCCATGTATACCCAATAAAAATTCTTCTCATCCCATGGATCATAATCAACACGCTTATCTTGGTTATTAATTAGAACTTCGTTTTTTGTATCTATCTGCAACCCCCACACATACGCATTTGCGGTTGTCGGATCTGAGTATTCTTGGAAAACATCATATATATTAGGTGTTAATATATCATATTGAATTTTCTCGTTTCTCCATACAGGCATTACCGCACAAGTTTTGAATAACTTAGCAAATTGGTTTACTTGCACCATTGTTTGATTAATCTTTGATTGTTCCACGATATTAGCATAAGTCTCGTTATCTTTGTCAGTCCCATTCATTAATCGTCTAATAGGTTCTTCGTTATATAAAACCGCTTTTTCAGATGATATCATTTCCGTAATATTATAAAACTCTCTTTGCATTTTGATACGATCAGGATATTTGAAACTATCCTGTATTGTCTTTTTCAAATACGTATCTTGTTTATCGTAATAAAAATCAACCCTTTTCTGCATGCTTTTCCGTCTCTCAACGCTGGCGTCTTTTCTAAGCTGTTGAACAGCCTTTTTCGCTATTGCAATAGCTGAATCACTACTATTGCTATTCCTAAATAAACCTTTAAAAGCCATAAAAACCCCTTAACACATAATCTATATCATTATAGTACTATGTTTGCCTAAATCCTCCACGATTATTCTTGATTATTTTATTAGCTATATAATATCTAACCATATCGCATTGGTGGTCATTTATTCCATCTTTAACAGGTTGCCCTGTCTTATCATCACGCACATAATTTTCCATCCGCATTGCAGGAGTATCTCCAGACTCATTTAATATTATAGCATCATCAATATAAAAACTTGTATCACCATTACCATTTATTAATTGGCTTGATACCATTTCGATTGATTCTTCTATACCTAACTTTTTTATATAATTAAACTTAACATCAAAATCACGCTCAATCATGGCTAACAAACTGCTACCCGTTCTTGTTGCTTGGCTTCTTGCTGAACCTGCTGGATCACAATACCACTCTGTAAGATAATATTCTTTTTTGAATATCCTGTTCATTACTTGACCGTATCCAGCACCTTCCAGCTCGAAAGCATCAATCATGTAAAACTCTTTTTCTGGTTTCCCTTTTCTGGTTATAGTTCTCTCTTGGAAGAACCCAACCGAGACAACCACAACCCCCCAATCGACACAAACATGCACTGGATGGATATCACTATATAATCCAGTACGCAAATGTTTATCCCTACAAAACTCTTGGTACACTGCACCCTCTGAACCTTGATAAACACCATCTAACCGCATCTTTGCCTGTTTAGGTGATAACGTCCTTCTAAGCTTTTCTATCTCTTCCCTAGGTATAAACGGATTATCATGCATGCCCCAATTCAAACACAATGTATCTCCCGATTTATCGCTGAAAATTCTCTTATATGACCAGGTCAACCCCTTCAATGGCGTAAACGCTAACTTAACCTTACCCCTTAAATCAACCGTTCTTGTGTAAACTTCATCAAAGACATCTTCTGGTGGCTCTTCATCAAAAAAAGCTCCCAATAATTTAGCTGCCTGCAATTTCGCACAACCTTGCTCGTATGTTTTAAATTCTACAGGAATAGTCACACCATGCTTGTTCAAATAATCAAAGCTATGGAAAACGCCCTTTTTTATATTAGAAATTGAATCCTGAATGATTCTCTCAGGTTTGAAATACAATTGCACTTTCGTCTGTATACCTGATTTTTGTAGGTCGAATGATTCGGTCAAAATCCAAACTCTGCCGCCACGGTCAATTGTCTCAGCCTCTAACATCTCAATAGCTGCAATTGCTAAAGCTTCTGACTTACCACCTCTATTAGCACACACCGAAGCAGTTACTTTATATTTTGATTTAATGAACCGATCTTGCTCACATCTTGACTCAAACGCCTCAAATTGTGGAAAACCATATCTTACAGGGTCTCTTGCTATCTTTTCAAGCGATATAAAACGTCTGCGGGTGTCCCTTGCATCATATATTTTTTTGTACCTATCCAAATAATCAAAAGCATTCATCTATTTTGTTTCTGCATCAATTATATCAATACCTTCTCTCTCTGCTAAATCAGCAATAGAAATTCCCTCAATTTGAGCTATTTCTTTCAAGTTCTCCAACGCAGCCGCATAATCCAAAGGTTTTGCTTTTATATCTATCTCTGTTTTGTCTCTCCAACTCTTAGACTGTCTGTTTTTTAACCAAAAGATAGCAGCAGTTGTGTCTGGTGCATAATGTTTTGTAGTTGGAACAACAACAGGCACACCGTTATGCATAAAAATCTTATCTTCTTGATGCTCGTATCCATTAGCCCTATTGTATAAACTTTCGGCTACTGTAGAGTCGGCTTTTTCCTTTCCACCTTTTATGGACTCGAAAAATTCTGGATGTGATATCTTCCATATATTAATAGTTGAAACATCTACCTTGAAAAAATCTGCTATTTCCATATCTGTAGCACCTAATAGGCATAGTTTAAAAACATCCTCAACATACTCATCTTTATAGGCTGTTGGTCTCCCTGCTTTTTTCAGGTCTTCTGGATTCTTTTTCTTAGTCATAACAATTCCCCCATGTAAGGCTTTTTTACAATTCCACCTATCTCAAACGTATCTTGGAATGGAATATGCTTCTCGCTCCCTTTTAAAGTATAACCACAACGTTTGCACGATACTGATGTATAAATACCTTCCATATCCTTTTCTTTTTGTGGCTTGCCTTCATAATCAATACCATACACGCAAGTTGCAGTTTGTTCCATATCGTGTTTTTTTAATATCTTACAATTCCATAGATTTTTTAAATAACTCACTTTACATATCCCCACACATCAGATTCAGGAACTAAGCCAAACCCTTTAAACTTTGCATTAACCAATATAGCGGCACTTATAAAAGTAATTAATTCTGCACCTATTGGAATATCTTCTTTTACATCACATCCCAATTCTTTAACTATTATTTTTGTTTCTGGTTTATTATTACCCACAATTTCGATAACCTTATCGCCTAGCTTTTTCTTATTATTTTCTATTATCTCTACTAAAATCTTATCTCCTAAAGGCTTAATCATGTTAGCTCCTTAACAATCCGATTCAAAGTCTTAAAAAACTTCGCTTCGTTTACTCCTAGTTGGTCGCACGCTTTTAGCAATGCATACTTATGTATGTATTTAACTACTTTTTTCGTCCGCTTCAAAAACTTAATACTATCAACATTTAACTCTTTGCATGTTTCTTTTAACGCATAACCATATTTATCATTCCTGTCTGGTTTAACCTCATTATAGTTTTGCTCCCAATCTATGTCATATTGAAAATGCTCTATTATGCCCGTGCAAAATTTGAAAGTTTCTCTATTATATGTATATTTCCAATCGTTCCTAACTCCATCTAAACCGAATTTATCCTCGTAACAATATCTTTGTGCTGATTTAATGTAGTTTATACTGTTGCAATTAGTGCAGGTGTTAGCTTCGCAATAGCTCTTGAATCTCCTACCCCTAGGCTTACCCATTAATCAATGATATCACCGTGTAACATCTCCTTTGTGAATCTGTAAGTTACTCTCTCACCATCAGGATTCATATTGATATATTTAAGTCTTCCGCTCTTGCACCAATTCCAAACAGTCTGGGTAGTCACATTCAAATACTTTGCTGCATCCCTGATAGTTAATAAATTATCCATACCCTATTATACCATAATATATTATAATATATTGTTTATTACGTTTTTGTTGTATTGGTGCGATAACTCAACCGAATACACTTACTACTACAAAACACAACA